TCCTAAATTACCCACAAGATGAAGGGTCGGGATTCAGCGCACAGACTTTGCGTATCTTTCAATTTGGTCACGAAATAGAAGATTACGCAGCTAAATGGCTCAAAGATGCGGGTTTTGATTTACGCACAGAAGACAAGCAAGGCGAACAATTCGGGTTTTCTATTGCTGACGATCAGATAAAAGGACACATAGATGGAGTAATCTGTGGTGGACCAGTATCAATGGGATATCCTGCTCTGTGGGAAAACAAATCATCGAATGATAAAAAGTTTCAGGCTTTTGTTCGGCATGGCGTAGCAAAAGCAAATCCAACTTACGCAACACAAATTGCACTTTACCAGACATACATGGAGTTAAGTGAGCATCCCGCGTTGTTTACTGTTGTGAACAAAAATACGTCAGAAATATATTATGAATTAGTTCCTTACGATCAGGAATTAGCTCAGATGGCAAGCGACAAAGCCGTAAATATCTTGACGGCTTCGAAAGTAGGTGACATCTTACCAAGAGTCGCACAAAGCAAAGACTTCTTTCTTTGCAAGTTTTGTGAGTTTAGGGAGACTTGTTGGAGAGATGAATAAAAAAAGGGACTAGTCCTAAAACTAGCCCCATTATGAAGTGGTATATGAGTATAGGTACAATATAATGTCATTAAGAGTAGTTGGCAATACAGGATATGGTAGTAATCAAAAAGATTTAGTTGCGGAGATAACGGACAAAGTTCCGTCATATGTTCAGATTGAATCATTAAAACGTGCATTTCCTAACGGTAAAGTAATTAGAAATGAGTTCTATATCGGCTCATTATCTGGCGAAGCAGGTCAGTCATTAAAGATTGATATTGATCCGATAAGCCCAAATTTCATGCGTGGTATGGATTTTAACACAGGTGAGGGCATTGGTGGCATCACAAAAATATTGATGGCAGCTTATAATTGGAGGATCAAAGATGTGGCAGAACATTTCTCTACATTCTTAGACAAAGAAAAGTTAGAGCCGCCAATGAATCCAATCAATCCAAGCATGGCGCAGCAGCCCCCGGTAACACAACCCGAACAAATTAAACAACGCCGGGTGATTGATGTAAATACACCACATGATGGTGAATATTTATATCTTTCAGAAGACGGAGAAATCCTTGTCACGGTCAGGCGTTACATAGAGAGGGACTCAACAGGGGAAATTGTTCGGGATACGGACGGGAATACAAAGAAAGAGTTCCGCCAGTTTCCACGTTTGCCTGAAACTAGACCACTTTATAATCTGCCTGATATAGCACAATCAGATCGCGTGATATGGGTTGAGGGTGAAAAGTGTGCAGATGAACTAACAAAGAAGGGATACACAGCAACATGCACCATCGGTGGTGCGGGGATGTTGTCTCGAAACACAAAGCACAAATTTGATTTCTCTCCGTTACAAGGCAAGGAAGTTATCATATGGCCTGATAATGATGAGGCGGGTTTAAAACTTGCAAAGATCGTTCAGGAGTTGTCGCAAAATGCGGGGGCAAAGCTAATCACTATGCTTGTGCCGCCAAAGGGTAAGCCTAAAAAGTGGGATGCAGCAGATGCAATTGAAGAAGGGTTTGACATATCGGACTTTCTTAATGCGCCCACACACAAGGTAAAAAAGTCATTATCTCTTAAAAACCCTAACTTGCTTGCCAGTGCGCAGTTTCAAGGCAGCGCACCAGAGCAGAAGTTTTTGATCGGGGATACTATGCCCCTCGGGGTTCCTGTTGTTTTTGCAGCCGCAGGCGATAGTGGTAAAGGTATGATGACACTTGATCTGGCAATGAAAGTTGCGTCAGGTGACGGGATGCAAAACGCCTTCGGGGGTATGGTCTCCCAACACGGGACAGCTATCATTCTTTCAGCAGAAGATGATCGGGATGAACTACATCGCCGGATCAGCAGGCTCGATCCCCTGAACAAACGTTCGGGTTATGAGCATGATCTCATTGTTGTGCCGCTGCCGAATGAAGGCGGAGTGTTTCCAATTATGATGAAAGTTGACAATACATATGCAACATCATCGGAGTTTGAGAAGATATATGAAGAGATGTTGGAGATTGAGGATCTCGCGTTGGTTGTTGTTGATCCAATGGCATCATTTGTGCATGCAGATGTAAATGCAGATCCTGCTGCAGGTGCAGCATTTATGGGTTTATTAGCGCAAATATCTACAGAAACAGGGGCAACGGTGATCGTAAACCACCATATGGCTAAGATTAGAGACAAAGAACCAATCACAACGCCAGAAGAGGCTCGTAACCTTATTCGGGGTACATCAGCAATTGTTGATGGTGTTCGTTCAGCTTTCGCTGTTTGGCAAGTAGATGCATCACTAGCCGAGAGCAGATGCACAGAATTAAATATAAAATATACAAGAAACGCTGTATTTGATGGTGCGGTAGTAAAATCAAATGGTCCTGCCAATCGGGAAATAAGACATTTTATTAGAAACCCAGACACGGGATTACTTGAAGATAGAACAGTGGATTTAAAATCATCTAGACAAGTTATGGAAAAAGTTAAAAGTCGGGAAGAATATCTATTTGCTTTAGTCGCAGATCGGGAAAGTCGTGGTATTCAAATGACTATGGGCGGTGGAACAAATGGTGTTCCTGAAGCAATCAGAACTGCTTCCCATGATGACATAAATGCTTTTAATCTTAAAAGGTGGGCAAAATCAACGATTCTAGCCAGTGTTAATAAGTTAATGAATGATGGTCGTATCGGCAGATATAAAACAACGCGCAATGGACCTAGACAATGGCTCGGGGTTGTTGGGGGTCGTTTGGATCAAGAAGAACAGGAATTTGGATACTAATGGCAAAAACAGAAAAAATACATTGTCTTTCTCGTAAGTGGGAAAAGTCTTTAAAAAAACAGGCAAAGGCAAAAGTCCGTAAAGAGGGCAAAAAACAATCTAAACAAAACCTTGACTAGTTTGGGATAGTATGCTATAAATCCCAATCATTCTAGTAAAAGGAGAAGCTATGATTACAGTAATGGAAGATAAACAACCAACGCTTGAAGAAGCGCAAAAGATTGTCGGGGGTTTAGTGGAGATGGTACATTCTCCCAAACAACCTGATTGGCAAATCTTGGTGAACGAAGAAGGCTTACTTCGGGATTTACCTTACAATCAAGAAGCCACAGAGCTATGCGGGACGGGTATTGTCGGGCATGCTATCATCCTCAAAGGGGATGCTAAGTGGACGTAGAAACACAAGCGTTAATTAAACAGCTTAAAAGAAAAGCTCATCTGTTAGTTAGTCATACAGAACAGATGGGCTTTTTTAATGTTAAACAACAGGGTGAAGAAATAATAACTTTGTTGGAAATGTTAGAAAGAAAAATCCAAAAATAATAATCGTGGGACAAAGAGGTAAACCCGCCTCAATGTCCCGCGAAAAATAATACAGATAATTGTTCGGGTTATCAACCGGATCATAAAAAAAGCGGGGAAGTCCCCGCTAATTTTTTTCTTTATCTTCTTTAATTTGTTCGGGTTTTTCATCCCATGGTGGCTTCGATAGACTAACGCTATCTTTAGAAAGATTGGCTAATTTACGTTTGTAACCCATCCATTCTTTTTGTTCTTTAGTCCACTTTTCATTAGTTCTATCTCTCATGGACGCAACTTTGGTTTGGTGATTTCGCGGTAACCAGAGACAAACGGCGTCCGTTGGCAATACATCATAATTTCTTTACCGTAGGTATCGGCAAGCACGTCGTAAAGATCATCAAGCACACCGTCGCCCATTGCCTCATAACATTCGTATTCGCTAGGAAAGATAGCGGTGGTTGATACGTCCTGATCCTCAACAACGTATTCAATCACAAGCAACGTATAGAATATTTTAAACATTTATTTCTCCATTCCTAATTTATCCATCCAGTTTTGCATGGTCTGGTAATTGGCAAAACCAAGTAAGTCAGCAGCCTCAACAAATGTTTTTGTCTTTGTCAAAGCCCTCTCAATGTAATAACGCTTAACTCTGTCAAGCGCAGCGTTCATGTCAAAATCATCGGGATCATCAACAAAAGAACCGTCAGGCATATCACCATCGGGATTAAGTTCACGGTGTTCATCATTTACGCTAATGTTGTATCTGATCTCTTCCATAAAGTCTTGTAAATCAGTCTGGGTCTTTATACCACCCAAACGCTCAAGTGTATAATGCATGCACATTGTATCATCAGCAATACTCATTTTCTTTCTCCATTTTTCCAGTACCCTCACATTCGGGGCATTTAATTGTTTTAACATCTATGTAACCAACGTCACGATCAAAGCCATGAGGTCGGGGGGCATCGACTTCGATTACCCCCCAACCATCACATTTTTTGCAGAAATTACTGTCCATCAAAAATGCTCACCACATGCACTGCAATACTCATCTTCTCTGTCAACACGGTGTCCACCAAGTCCATCATCTGTTGCTTCGTCATAGACGTAACCCTCTTCGACTACTTCCCAACCTAAATGTCCATCCATCTGCTCAACACCAAGCCAAAAGGCATCTAACTCGCCTTGTGTTTTGAATTTGTAAGTTACGGCTTTGTCACCATTTTCGTGTGACCATCCCCATAAAATTGAAACTTTAGGCATCTTCAAACTCCTTTAATACTGCATTGATTTTAGTACGCCATGCTCTCGCATCTTCGTAGCAATCAAACGTAGGCGTACCCGCTGTAATCATGTTAATGTTATTGGCTTCCATAGTCTGAAGCCAATACTCTACGTCTGCGTGATAGGCAGACAACACCTCTTTGATGTCTTTTTTCAATCCCTCACGCATCTTACCAACTCGCAACATAGGTAACGCTATTACAAGAACTTGATTCAGACCAATCAGCAGCCTTGTCAAATAGCTTGGCATGATCTTCGGCTTCGGAACGTAATTCATCCCACCACTCATCACCGCCAAAGAAAAAGCCATGGCAATCATCGTTTTTTGGTAAATCGTTTTTACGCAATGCCTTTGCAATGTTGCGCAGATCCTCGGCAACCAAATGAATTGGTTGACAGTTGTCAACGCCTTTAGCAAATTCTTTGACAATGAAATTGTGCAACGGTGCGAACTTGCGCCAAGTTCCCAAATCAAGAACTTGTTCACTTACTTCAAACCCATCAACGACAGGTCGTTTCACTTCTAATGGCATATCGTTCTCATCACGCTGTGAAAGATCCCACTTGCTGATGAACTTGTCACCGCGTAAATACATATCTAAACCCATGATATCACTCCTTTTTTCTATGCTAGGTTTTGTAAAGTATCCCATTTATAAAATGGTTTATAATCGGTGTCAAGGAAAAAATAAATAAATTTATAAATAAAAAAAACCCCTCAGAACGGAGGAACTGAGGGGTAAGGCACGGGCTTCTCAAGGTTCGTCCACTAATCAAAGCGCGTCGCGCTAAGAACAGTCCTCAACTATGTCCACTTAGTGCCATATAGTTGTGAGGCAGAAAGGCAGACCAAATGCATCTCTGCGAATATTGGTTTATCATGGGAAAAATCCCAATGCAAGAAAAAGTGCGCAGCGGGGACAAAAAAAATAACCCGATAAATTGTTCGGGTTGTTAACCGGATATAAAAAAACCCCCGAATAAATTTTCGGGGATCTCT